CATGGAGAGTGCCGCCATCGAGAGTGCCGGTCGCTTCAGTTCTCGCCGAATCCACGATGTACGGATAATCTCCATCGTACCCTTCGATCGCTCCCGTTCCCGTGCCTGTAACCGTTCCGTGCTTGGCCTGGACCTTGACATCGAAGTCCATTCTCCGCTCGATAATCCCGTAAGTCTCCGTGTTCTTGTCGATGTAAAGCTCTCCGTCGTGGTCGTAACCTCCGGCGATGTTCGGAACGAGTGTCGTGATGCGAAGGTTCTGGTACACGTACCAGGCGGGGAGGTTCTCGGAAGAACCGACAGGTCGAAGCCTCGTAACCAATCCCCGGGTGTCGATCCTCTTCTTGATCCCCTTGAGATTCTTCGAGTATTCGATCATCGCTCCGGTAGTCTCTCCGAGACTCCCTTTCTCCCCGAGATAGCACGTCGTGCCGTTTGCGGAGAATTTGTATTCGATTCCCCACTTCTCGCATATCGCCTGAAGGGCGTTGAGCCTCGTCTGGGAGCTGAAAGAGATCTCCTGAACCTCTGAGAGAGTACCCGCATCGAGGTTCGTCGCGTCCTTCGAGACTCCCGACCCAGAGAAGAGGTAGCCCAGAAGCGTGTCGAGGTCTATCCCGAAATACTCGAACACTTCTTCTTCAGTCGAGTTGTCCAGGAACATTCTGTTTCCGAATCCATAGTATGCGTGTTCGGCTGTGATCGTTATGAACTGCGAATTGTCTCGCCTCTCGGGTTCTGGGATCTGAACGATGTAATACTCGACTGTTACTCCATCATCTACACGGATAACATCGAGGTTTCTGATGTCCTGATTCTCAAGTACGAGTTCAAGTTCCTTCCTTCCCATGAAAGTTTCACGGATATGCCCCGAGATCGGCTTGAGGGTCGAGATGTAATTCACGCCCCGATAGTGCTTGAGAGTCCGGGCAACAGGCGAAGAGTCGGCTGTTCCTATCTCTCTGAGAGAGATCTCGCACTCGGCTATGAGAGTGCCGAACTCCGGCCCGATCTTCTTCCACGAAACCCCGCCGTCGAGGTAGCATGAAATCGAACCGCCTTCGTATTCGAGTGTGATAGTCCCGCTTGATAGAGTGCTTTGAAGAGTGCCGAGCTTTGAGACGAGATCGGCAGAGTCCGAACCTTTCACGATCCCCTTGAGCTTGATCTGGCGAGGCAGGAGGTACGAAGAGAGGACCTGTTCTTTCAGGGTAGATTGGTCTTCCCTTCGAGTCTCGATATTCAGTTGATAACTCAGGTCGTCGGCTCCCTCGACAGACGTCGTGATGAACCCGAGAGTCTTCAGGTCGGATAAAGTCATGCCGAACACCTGCCTATGAACTTTATCTCAACATCCGCGCTCAGACACGAAGAAACAGGCTCGTGAGGATTGATTTTAAGCGATTCTACGAACACGTCCCATGTCTTTGCATCGTCCGAGAAAGAAAGTTCCTTCTCAGACGATTCTGCGAGGGCAGCCCTCAAAGCCGCTACCGATGAGCGGTACGAAGCGTGATTCGCTGCTATTATCGAGGCTTTGACGGTTATTCTATTGAGCTTGTCAACTTTGGAAACTTCGAGGGGATCAGCTCCGGGAATTTCTTCGATCTCTCTCTCCTGTTCAAGTCCACGACCGGATATGCTGATCCCTTTCAAGTATTGAGTGAGATCAATTGAATTGAAGGTCATAACTTACCTCCTAACATTTCGCAAATGCTCTCTTTCAGAGCTTCATTCGAGCAATGACTCAACATTCCCATATATGATTGGAAAGAACTATCGAACTCTTGAAACGTGATTGTGCCGCTCACAAACTTATCCCTAAGAGACTTTAACCGTCTCCTGAGCCTCTTAGCCGAGCTTTTCCTAAGTCTGACAACGTTTGGCCAGAGCCTGTAACCCACCCAATCAATACCGTTTGTGACTGGCCTTATTTGGGTCTTTGAGTTACTTCTAAGAGCCAGACGCGTCTCTACAAATTCCTCCATCGCCCATCTCCATTCATGGAGCTGTCTTTTGCTCGACGAGAGGCAGATTACATCATCCATATACCTGGTATAGTGCGGGATCTGAAGCTCTCTCTTTGCAAACTGGTCGAGTTCGTTGAGATAGACGTTTGCGCTCATTTGAGAAACTAAATTTCCGACTGCCATCCCGACACCGCATATTCGATTGTCGTAATCTATACTTCCATCGATGAGGCCGAGATTACCGTCGTTGGCTGTGATAATCTCTTCAAGAAGCCATAGAAGGTCTTTATCCGGGAAGTGCTTCTCGTAAATAGACAGAAGGATTCTATGGTTAACCCGATAGAAGTATTTATGAATATCCAGTTTCAGGTAATACCATCTCTTTGGGTCAGGAATACTCCCGAGCCATTCCCGTAAGCAGCCGAGAGCTTGATGCGCACCTTTTCCTTTTCTGCAAGCATAGCTGTCGGAGATATATTTCCTCTCAAGCATCGGAGAAAGATTCTGATAAATAGACCACTGGACGACCCTATCTCTGAATGGCAGGGCCATAATCAATCTCCTTTTAGGTTCGTTTACAAAGAACTCTCTATAAGGAGATTGTTTATATGTCTTCCAGACAAGCTCATTTTGAATAAGAATAAGGTTTTCTTCTAGCCTGTCGGAGAACTTAAGCACCTCATTTCTGTATCTCTTGAGTTTTCTCGCGTTTCTATACGCCGTTAGCAACGATTCGAAGTCATATATCAGGGGATATATATTGCTGTATCGTTTCATCTTTTTACCTCAAGATAACCGCGGCGCATGGTTTTTCCACAGGCCGCGGAGCAATCCGATTTTTCGCCGTCTGGCGTGGGAGAGACCCCCTTGTTCCTCTAAGCGCTGGAAAGAGATCCGTGAATCTCTAACTTCTGTCTTTTCGGGATTGGACGAGCGAGCGAAAACCCCAGATTCGTATTCACGCTCGTGCGGTCGTTGTTGAGATTCAAGTTCGGCAAACCAGCATTGGACGTGTTGTTGTAGTTACCGCCTCGATAGGGCAAACGCTAAATGGGTCTCTCCCATATCTTTAGAACTTAGATGACCTTATCCATCCCCCGAGCATCTTTCCGACTTCTGCAAGATGTCTGGAGATGACTTCGTATTTCTTCGTCGGTATGAACTTCAGATCGACGCTCAACCTAACTTGAGTTCTGAGAAGTTCTAGGCTAGCGTCGAGTTGCCTCAAATGTTCGAGCTTCTGTTTCTCCTTGTTTGCTCTTGTGATGAGCTTAAGGATCTCGAAGCAGGTCTTTTTGATTTCCGCCGCGAGAGTATGTTTCTCTGATTTTGGGAATTGTGCGAGTACGGGGTATATATACAGGATCAGATCATACATCTTTTGTAATATCTTGAGTTCTATGCTGCTCCTCCCCCTTTGTTCTTTTGCAGATTACAGAGCGCAAAGCACAGATCACGGTTGCCAAGCGAGCGAAAACCCCAGACTCGTACCCACGCCCGTGCGGTCGCTGTTGAGACCCAAGCCCGGCAAACCAGCACTGGACGTGCTGATGCAGCTACCGCCCCGATAGGGCAAACGCTCGCCGAGATTCCGCATATATCCCGTTCCGTGCGGATAGTTCGCGCTTTGTGGGAATAGACCGAGCTGCTTTAGAATGGCTGGGATAGTCGTTTCTCCTTTTGCGGCTATGCTTTTGAAGGCAGTGGTTGCATAAGTCGTTCCGTCCGAGACGTTATCGACGGTAGTGCCGACCACGATATTTCCACTGCCATCTACGTTGGTTGCGTCCATCTTTAGGGTCCCTTCTGTTTCTGGAGCGACCAGAGAACCGTCTTGGAGAATTGCCTTCCATTGGTCGCTAGAAACGGAATGATCTTTCGTTCCGTCGGCGGCATTATTGTTCTCGAATATCTGGATCTCTCCGCCGTTTAATCGCAATCCCGCAACCCATTTATTGACATTTCCGTTCAGGTCGAAGACCCCGAATGGAGTTCCGTCGTGGGACCATGCAACCGGTCCTGTACCTGTGGCCGTTCTATAAACAGTTCCGGCGCTCATGGAGGTCGCCTCGGCAGTTTCACTTGTTTTTACATAGTCTTTCCCATAGCTATTGTTTCCGCGAGTGAAGAACTGGTTCTTATGCGCTAGAAGCAATATCAAAGCCCATTCGGCATTAGTCATCAAGTGCCAGCCAGTCCCTTTTTGAGTACAGGCAAGTCTCGAATTATCGAAGTTGATGTTGTTGGCTGGATCTCTCCTACGGAGTGAGACTGCGCGAGCAGATTCTCCAGAGCCATTCACTATTGGAAGATACTTTCCTATCCAGAACTCATTCTTCACAGCCCCGTTCTTTATGAATGACTGATGCGGGGAATCGGCCCACGAAGAATCAATTTCTTTCAGCTTCATAAACGGAAAGCGGACCATAATCGATGGAAAGTTTGAGTTGTCGA